CGATTGAAGGTGGAGAAGTGCGAATACTAAACGATGATGAAGTGTTAGGGACCATAGGTGATCCTGAATCAGTTCTTCATTACATTTAACAACATAGGAAGGAAACTATGCCAACAGAAAACGAAAACAAAGTAAATAGTCTTATTGATGTCGGTGAAGAAGAAGGAGCTGAAATCAATTTAGATGATAAAGGTGAACCCGAAAAAGTTGAAGCACCCGCTGAAGACAAAATAGAAGTAGAGCAAGTTCCAGAAGATAAATCTTTTGAGAATGAAAGAGAAACTAAACTTGAAAAAAAAGATGAAGTTCAAGAGTATAGTGAAGGAGTACAAAAACGTATTGCTAAACTAACTCGTAAAATGCGAGAAGCTGAAAGACAAAAAGAAGAAGCTATTGCATTTGCAGAATCAACTAACAAACAAAAGAGTGAGTTAGAAGGAAGATTATCTAGGTTAGATAAATCTTATACTTCAGAGTTTGAGACTAGAGTTAAAACAAATATGACAGCAGCAAGACAAGCTCTTAAAACTGCCATTGAGTCTCAAGATGTTGAAGGTCAAATTGCAGCTCAAGAACAAATTGCTAATCTAACTATGGATGGTGCAAGATTGAGTGCTATGAAAGCAGCAGAACAAGCTAAACCAGAACCAAAAGAGGTTAATGTAACACCTCAACAAACAAGACAACCAGCTCAATCAGACCCTATGGCAGAAGCCTGGGCGTCAGAAAATGCTTGGTTTGGTAATGATTCAGCAATGACTTATACAGCGTTTGATATACATAAAACGCTTGTAGAAAAAGAAGGTTTTGATCCTAAATCTAAAGAATATTATGATGAAGTTGACTCAAGAATAAGACTTGAGTTTCCGCATAAATTTGATAAGGTAGAGGGCAATACTACAGAAAGAGCCAAACCGGTTCAGAATGTAGCTTCAGCTAAACGTTCAGCTTCAACAGGACGCAAAAATAAAACTGTGAGACTCACGCCATCACAGGTAGCAATTGCTAAAAGATTAGGTGTGCCACTAGAAGAATATGCGAAACAAGTTAACATCACGGAAGGAGTATAGGCATATGGAAAACGAAAAAATAAAAACTTCACGTGCGAGTCAAACTAGAGACAAAATAGAAGTCAAAAAAGTATGGACTCCACCCAACTCACTCGATGCACCACCAGCGCCCACTGGATACAGGCATCAATGGATACGAGCCGAGATACTCGGAACACAGGACACTAAAAATGTAGCGTCCTCTTTAAGAGAAGGATGGGAATTGGTGAGAGCCGATCAATATCCAGATACTCAATATCCAGAGATGACAGAAGGCAGATACGCTGGAGTTATTGGAGTGGGAGGCCTATTGCTGGCTAGGATACCCGAAGAGATTGCGCTTCAAATCGATGCTTATTATAAAAAGCAAAACGAGGCTAAAGAAGAAGCAGTAGAGAACAATCTTATGAAGGAACAGCACCCAAGTATGAAATTCAGTAATGAATCTAATACTCGTGTAACCTTCGGTGGTACAAAGAAATAGTCTTTTAACAATTTCTAGTCCCAACGAATTCATTAATCCGTATTTGGCTATGTAGCCAAATACATAAAAAAGGAAACAACAATGGCAGCAAACCAAACAGAAGGTTTTGGATTTAGACAAGCCCCTACAGTAGGATCAACTCCTGCTACAGGCGGTCAGGCTGAATACAAAATCAAATCAGGTTTAGGTGTTGGGATTTTTCAAAACAATCCTGTTTCACATCAGCATACGGCAGGTGACGATGGGTATCTACAAGATACTACAGCGGGCACTATGGACGATGGTATTACTGGTGGAGCAGGTTGGTCAACTGGAACATCTAACATCCAACCTATCATAGGTGTTTTCAACGGAGCATTTTACATAAACGCTTCTACGAAAAAACCTACTTTCGCAAACCACATCTTGGCTAGTACTACGTTCGCAAAGGACTACAATACTGGATCAGATGACGGAATCGGTTTAGTTAACGACAACCCTATGCAAGAATATACTTGCAAAGCGGATGCAGCGGTAACTCAAGCAAACCTTCTTAACACTTTTAATCCAAACGATGGAGCTACAGTTGGAACTCAATACGAGGGACAGTCTACAGTAAAATTAGATATTACTGGAACAGCAGCTACTTCAATGTTTAGAATTGTAAGAACGGCAAACGATCCGGCAAACAATGATGCATCAGTGCTTAATTCGAACCAAATAGTTCAAATTTCGCCAGCAGCATCTATTTCTAACTAATAGGAGCATATAGATATGGCAATATCAAGAGCACAACTAGTTAAAGAACTAGAGCCAGGTTTGAATGCACTATTCGGCTTGGAATACAAACAATACGGCGAGCAGTGGACAGATATTTTTGACACTGAATCATCAGACAGAGCTTTCGAAGAGGAAGTGATGTTAGCTGGTTTCGCAAACGCAGCAGTTAAAGCTGAAGGCCAAGGCGTTCAGTTCGACCAAGCGCAAGAAACTTTTACAGCTCGTTACACTAACGAAACGATTGCATTAGCATTCGCTATCACAGAAGAAGCTATCGAAGATAACTTGTATGACAGACTTGCGTCTAGATATACAAAAGCTTTAGCAAGATCTATGGCGTCTACTAAAAATATCAAAGGTGCAGCGGTACTTAACAATGCATTTGACAGTAACTTTGCTGGTGGAGATGGTAAGGAGCTTTGCGCTGCTGACCACCCAACATTAGCAGGTCAATTTTCAAATGAATTAGCAACAGCTGCTGAACTTAATGAAACTTCATTAGAACAGTCGTTGATTGACATCGCGGCTTTCACTGATGAAAGAGGCCTACGAATTGCGGCGCAAGGAGTTAAATTAATAATTCCTTCAGCTCTTCAATTTACTGCTGACAGACTTATGAATTCTGCTGGTAGAACAGGTACTGCTGATAACGACATTAACGCAATCAGAAATATGGGAATGATCTCTGGTGGATATGTAGTAAATAACTACTTAACTGCTGCGAAGAAGTTCTTCATTAAAACTGATGTGCCTAATGGTCTTAAGCATTTCAATAGATCACCTATCAAAACTTCTATGGAAGGTGACTTTGATACAGGCAACGTTAGATACAAAGCGAGAGAAAGATATGTATTTGGATTTTCTGATCCAAGAGGTATCTTTGGTTCAAACGCAACGTAATCAATAATTTTAAAGGGGCCGATCACAATTCGGCCCCTTTTTTTATATAAGGTGAAAAGATGAAGAAATTCCTAGTAAATATATGGGCTTATGACTACCACGGAAAGTTTGAAGTGGAGGCAGAAGACAATCCAACCTCATTGGAAAATTCAATAGTTGACAAACTAGGAGAAAATGATATTATGTGGGAAAGAACGGGAATGTTCGCCCAAATAAACAGAATAACCTATGAGGAGGTTACTTATGATACAAGACCTATACAAAGCAAAAAGGTCCTTGGAGTTGAAGTGGGAACAGGAGCATCTGGATAATAACAGATACACTCTTGAAATGGTCAGGATTGATGACAAAGTAAAAGAAGTCATTACAAAGATCAAGCTGGAAGAAGCAGCTATTGCCCACAGGCAGAATAGCGTTGAAGGCGCTGCTCCACAAGTTTCTGTAGCTACTTAATACAAAAGCTACATCGTTGAAAAATCATTTCACATTACAGGCTCTCTTGCGCTCTACTCAAAATTAATATATAAACTAGTTACTATACATTAATACAAATAGTAAATATAAACGCGTATAGGCGATATACCCTAGGTAATTATATTTACGTATTCTAGGAGGAATATAAAATGGCAAACACAACATTTACAGGAAATGTAAGACAAAACGGAGACGGTAACAGAACTTCAGTTGCTGGTTCAGTAGAAGTATGTGCACAATTTCACATCGCTGATTTTCAAACAGCGGGCGTTAGAAGTGCTACAAAATCTTCAACTAACTTAACTGATGTTTTAATCCCAAAAAACGCTTTAATATCTAAAGTACAAGTAACTTGCACAAACGCAGGTGCAGCTAATACTTTTGATTTAGGTTTAGTAGGTGTAGTTGCAGGAGTTTTAGATGCTGATGCTTTAGTAGATGGCGGAGCAACTACTAACGCTGCAATCGGAACATACTTCCCAGGGTTTTCATTCCCAGGTGCAAGTGGTGCAGCTAACAATAAACAAGGTGTATCAATTGGTACAATCTTTAGTGCTACTGAACAAGCTAAAATACAAGTTACAGGAACAGGTGCCGGTGGCGCAGGTTCTGCTGAAGGCTATATTTGGTATCACATTATTGATGACGGACAAGAGTCAGCATAATTAATTAATTAAGTGTGGGCTTCGGCCCACACAAAATTTAAGGAGAAACAAATGGCATCATACTCAAGTGATCAACAGGTAGTACACGCTACAGGAGACGGACAATTAGTTTCAAGAAACCAAAGAGCTAGAATTACAGGAATACAAGCTGAAGGTGCAGCAAGTTCTACTATAATTTTTAAAACTGGTGGATCTACAGGAACTGCAATAGCTACATTTAAATTTGGAACTGAAGGAATAGATTTTTATGTTCCTGGTTCTGGAATTCTATTTGACGATGGAATTTATTTAGATTTAACTGCAACACCTGGTGTTACTATAACATTTACGTAGGATTAAATTGTGGCTACAATAACTTATACAGTAACCGTAGCAACGGGGACTAACAAATACGGTACCGGTAATAAATATTATATTAACGGAGAGGCCAATGTTGTCCTTTATTTACAAGAAGGCAATACTTACATATTTGATCAATCCGATAATACAAATGATACACACCAAATAGCTTTTT